TGGCGGTCCAGACGATCCGACCTGTTGGGACAAGCTGACCACACTTCTGGGGCGCACATGGGCCTGCGCCAATGGTGCCGTGATGGTCATTGGCAAGCTCGCCATCGATACCGGCTATGAAGCCCCGGCGGTTTACACTTGGGCGCGCAAGCAGGGGTTCGACCAGGTTGCCCCCATCAAGGGCCTCGAGGGCTTCAACCGTGCCACGCCGGTGTCAGGCCCGACCTTTGTGGATGCCACCATCGGCGGCAAACGACTGCGGCGCGGCGCGCGGCTGTGGTCGGTGGCGACGGCGACGTTCAAGACCGAGACGTATCGCTTCCTGCGGCTGGAACGCCCATCGGATGAAGACCGAAGATTGGGCGTGCTGGACGCCCCCGGCACAGTCCATCTGCCTGACTGGATCGACACCGAATGGCTGAAGCAGCTGGTGGCCGAACAGCTGGTCACCGTGCGCAACAAGCGCGGCTATGCCCACCCCGAATGGCAGAAAATGCGCGAACGCAACGAAGCACTGGACACCCGGGTCTATGCCCGGGCGGCGGCGTGGATCATGGGCGCCGACCGCTGGGACGAGGCGACATGGCGCAGGCTGGAAGCGCTGGCAGGCGTGGAAACCCGCCCGGCCCCGCTGCTAGCCGCACCTGCCGAACCGGCCACGCCCACCCCGCCCACCCCGCCCAAAGCCGGAACACCGACCACGCCACGGCGCAAGCGCCGAGCCTACACACCGAACTTCATGAGGGATTGAGATGGATCTGGAACGGATGCGCGCACTCTTGGCAGCGCTGCAGGAGGCACGCTACGCGGGCGTCCGCTCGGTCAGCTATGACGGCAAATCGATCAATTACGGCTCGGACGCGGAACTGGCGAACGCCATCAGTGACCTCGAAACCCGGATCGCCACCGCCACCTCCGGCACCCCGCGTCGTCGGCGCTGGGGCACGGTCGCCTCGAAGGGTCTGTGATCCATGGCGTTTGAAGCGTTCCGTCAGCGACTGGGTTCGATCATTGGCGGGTTTGACGCGGCCCAAGCCCATCGCCGCCTGCGCGGGTTCCGCGCCAGCCGCGCCCATGTGAACACGCTGATCGCCGCCTCGGGCGACACGATCACCGCCCGCGCGCGCTGGCTGGTCCGCAACAACGGCTATGCGGCGAACGCGGTGGAGAGCTTCGCCAGCAATGTGGTGGGCGATGGGATCAAGCCCTCGTCGACCATTGCCGATGCCGCCAAGAAGGAAGAGTTGCAGGCGCTGTGGCTGGCCTGGACCGACGACGCCGATGCCGAAGGCCTGACCGACTTCTACGGCTTGCAGCGCCGGGCCGCGCGTGAGGTGTTTCTGTCGGGCGAGGTCTTCCTCCGCATCCGACCCCGTCGCGCAGAAGACGGTCTGACAGTGCCGCTGCAATTGCAGATGCTGCCCGCCGAAATGCTGCCCCTCGACATGAACCGCACCCTGCCCGGCGCGGGGCTGATCCGGCAGGGCATCGAGTTCGACGGCATCGGCCGCCGCGTCGCCTATCACTTCCTGCGCCGTCACCCGGGCGATCTGACCGATCCCGGCCTCGCGGGCGAAACCGTGCGCGTCCCGGCCGCAGATGTGATCCATGTGCTGGACCCGGTCGAGGCAGGGCAGCTACGCGGCGTGTCGCGGTTTGCCGCCGCCATCGTCAAGCTGTTCACGCTGGATCTTTATGACGACGCCGAGCTGGAGCGCAAAAAGATCGCGGCGATGTTCGCGATGTTCATCACCTCCCCCGCCCCGGAAACCCCGCTGGAACCGACCGAGGAGGATCTCAAGGTCGAACCCGGCCAGGTGGTGCGACTTGACCCCGGTGAGGATGTCTCGACCCCGGCCACGCCAGACTCGGGTGGCACCTATGAGCCCTTCCAGTACCGGACCCTGCTGCAGATCGCGGCGGCGCTGGGCATTCCCTACGGCTATCTGACCGGCGACACCGCCAAGGGCAACTTCTCCAACACGCGGATAAGCCTCATCGAATTCCGCCGCCGCATCTCGGCCTGGCAACACGGGGTGCTGGTTTATCAGCTCTGCCGCGCGGTCTGGACGCGCTGGATGGATACCGCCGTGCTGTCGGGCGCCTTGGACCTGCCCGGCTATGACAGCCAGCGGCGGCAGTATCAGGCCTGCGCCTGGCTGCCGACCAAATGGGACTGGATCGACCCGATGAAGGACGCCTCGGCCGAGATCCTGCAGATCGAAGCGGGCCTGAAATCGCGCACCCAAGCCCTGTCGGAGCGCGGCTATGACGCCGAACAGGTTGACCGCGAAATTGCGGCCGAACGGAAGCGTGAACGTGAGTTGGGCCTCGACTTCCGTCGCCCGGGATCCCCGGCGCAGGCGCCGGGTGAAGGTGGGGCGAAAGACGCGGATCAGGACAGCGCCGAGGACGACGAGGCGGACGACACCGGTGACGAAAAACCCGACGCCAAGGAGGGCGCGTAATGCACCACGCCCAGATCGCCCAGCGCGCATTCAACACACCGCTGATGGTGGGCCCAGCCAAGGCGCTGGCCTTCCTGTCCGGGCTGGGTCCGCGCATTACCGGGCAGGAAATCACCTTCCAAGGGCTGGAGGTGGAAGCCGCTGACCAAACTGCCGCCAGCCTGCCCGCCCGCGCATCGCTGTTCGGTAATGACCTCGCCCAGCGCCATCAGCGCAACGGAACACAGCCCTTCACTTTGGTCGACGGCATTGCGGTTATCGAAATCGCAGGCACACTAGTGCATCGCGGCGCATGGATCGGCCAATCCTCGGGGCTGACCTCGTATGAAGGCATCGCCGCCCAGCTGCAGGCGGCCATCGCAGATCCCGGTGTGCGCGGCATCGCGCTGGACATCGACAGCTTCGGTGGCGAGGTCGCCGGGGCATTCGATCTGGCGGATCGCGTCCGCGCCGCCCGGGCGCAGAAGCCGGTCTACGCCTTCGTGGCGGAACATGCCCTGTCGGCTGGCTATGTCCTTGCCAGCCAGGCCGACCGCATCATCCTGCCCCGCACCGGCGCTGTCGGCAGCATCGGAGTGGTTGCGCTGCACACCGACATGAGTGGCGCCCTCGACCAGAAGGGCATCGCCGTCACGCTGATCCACGCAGGCGCGCACAAGATCGACGCCAATCCCTACCAGCCTCTGCCCGAAGCCGTGCACGACCAGATGCAGCGCGAGCTGGAGGTCGTGCGTTTCCTGTTCGCCGAAACCGTCGCCGCAGGGCGCGGGGATCTTCTGACGCACGCTGCAGCGCTCGCTACCGAAGCGGCGGTGTATCGCGGTGCCGATGCCATCGCCGCCGGTCTGGCCGACGACCTTGCCGATCCCGTCAATGCTTTCCGCGCCTTCGCCGCCGCCCCGCGCGGCACTACTTCCCCCAGCAGAAAGGGTCCAATAATGACCACCACACCCACCGACACCAATAACCCGCCACCGCTTGCCGCCGCTCCCGCCGCAATGCCTGCGGTCGCGGCTGCCCCCGAGGCCCCTGCTGCTGCGGCTGATGCTGCGTCCAATCTGGCGACCATGACCGCCGATGCCGTTCGCGCCGAAGCGGCCGAGGTGGCACAGGTCTGCGCGCAGGCCGCCCGGCTCGGTGTGACCATCGACGCCGCCGATGCCGTCACGCGCGGATTGAAGCCCGAAGCCCTGCGCGCCCGCGTGTTGGCCGATCTTGCCGCCCGAAGCGACGCGGCAGGCATCATCGCCACCGCTCCGGCTGCGGCAGCCAAGGAAAGCCCCATCGTGGCCGCTGCCAAGAAAACCGCGACCGACGCCAGGCGATGAACCAGCGCCACCGCCTCCTTCCCCCACCCGAAAACATGGAGACTGACCAATGCCCGTCCTGACGGAACCGCCCAGCATGGGCGATGTACTCAAATATGAGGTCAACCCGAACTACACCCGCGAGGTGATCACCCTGCTTGCAGGCATGCCCTATCCGGTCGGCTCGGTGCTGGGGAAGATCACGGCCAGCGGCAAGTACACCCTGTCACCGGCGACCGGGGCTGACGGTTCGCAGGTCGCCAGCGCCGTGCTGCTCTATGCCGTCGATGCCACACTGGCCGATGCGACCGGCATTGTGGTCGCCCGAGGCCCCTCGATCGTGTCGCGCGCAGGCCTCGCCTATGACGCCACCGTCGATGACGCAGCCAAGATCACCACCAAGATCGGCCAGTTGGCGACCGTCGGCATCATTGCCCGCGACGGCGTCTGACGCTTGGCGACGCCAACTCTTCCCTCACATCCCCGGAGCGCCCCATGACCCTTGTCCGCAATCCCTTTGACGCTGGCGGTTACTCGCTGGCCGAGATGACGCAGGCGATCAACATCCTGCCCAACCTCTACACCCGCCTCGGCCAGATCGGCCTGTTCCGCTTCGAAGGCGTCAGCCAGCGCTCGGTGATCATCGAGCAATACGAGGGGGTGCTGAACCTGCTGCCCTCGGTGCCCCTCGGCGGCCCGGCCACGGTCGGCACGCGGGAGGGCCGCTCGATGCGGTCATTTGCCCTACCGTGGATCCCGCATGACGACGTCATCCTGCCGGGTGACATTCAGGGCCAACCCGCGCTGGGCGTCTTCGATGGTGCCGATCCGCTGGTCGAGGTAATGAACCGCAAGCTACAGCTGATGCGCCGCAAGCACGCGCAGACCCGGGAATACATGGAGATGAACGCGCTGCGCGGCATCGTGAAGGATGGCGCAGGCACCACCCTCTACAACTACTTCACCGAATTCGGCCTGGCGCAAATCTCGGTGGATTTCCTGCTCGGCACTGCAGGCACGAACGTGCAGGGCAAGGTCCGCGAGGTGTTGCGGTCGATGGAAGACAACCTCTTGGGCGAAAGCATGACGGACGTGCATGCCCTCGTCAGTCGCGAATTCTTCGACAAGCTGATCGCG